GCCTGTTCCCTGTTGATGATGAGCTTTCCATTCTCATCCTTGTCATACCCTAAGAATTTGAATGTATTGAGGTGCATCTCACCGTTCTTGAATTTCGTACGTATGCCCCATTTGCAGTTCTCTGAAATGTTTCTCGATTCATCCTGTGCAAGGGAGCTTAGGATGGTAAACAAAAGCTCACCCGTGGAATCCAGTGTGTTGATGTTTTCCTTCTCGAAAATAATGCCGATTCCGAGGTTCTTCAGCTTTCTGGAATACATCAGGCAGTCTTGCGTATTTCTGGCAAAACGGCTGATGGATTTTGTTATGACAAGTTCAATCTTTCCCTTCTCACAGTCCGCAATCATGCGTTTGAACTGCTCCCTCTTCTTCGTATTGGTTCCTGAAATACCCTCATCCGCATAGATGCCGGCCATTTCATAATTTTCATGGTCATTGATGTACTTCGTATAATAATCGACCTGAGCTTCAAAACTGTGGAGCTGGTCTTCCTGATCCGTTGATACACGGCAGTAGGCTGCAACCCTTATCTTCTTCTGCGGTACTGCCCTATGCCCCGATGCCTGACGGTTTCTTGCTGGTATAACTGTAACGCTTCTTGCCATTCTTATCATCCTTTCTCTGAATATAAATATCTTTTTTGATTTCTCCCCATCCCCTGATAACGGAGTCAGGTATCCTTGTCCCCCTGCAGAATGCCACTCCTTTCCGTTTTGCCCCGTTGCATATCCATATGACCTTATGGCTTTTCGGATTTACATGGCGGACCAGTCTGCTTCCGCAGAGTCCGCAGAATATCTTCTTTCTGTACGGATATGCTTCTTCCGTATTTTCCGGTATTGATTCCGGCACTTTCTTCTTATGCCTTCTTTTCCATGAGCTCTCCTTCAGATAGGTGAATTCCTTTGTACCCTTTACGGAAGGTTTCTCATCAATATACATATTCCCGTCAAAATGCCATGCTTTCCGAAGCACCCCGTCCGGAATGTTTATCCCTTCGCAGAATGATTTCCCATGCCGCTTTGTACCGCTGCACCCCCAGTTCAGTCTGTTGCCGTTACTATAGATGCGTCTATAAAGCGGATGTCCGCATTTTGCACAGAATATCCTGTTCATGTATGGGTAGTTCTCTTCCGTAAAATCTTCAATAACAGATCCTTCTGCAAGGTAATCCCGCTTTGCTTCAATGGCATCCTGTGCCTTCTGCCAGAGTTCGGGGGAAACAATTGCTTCATGGTCATCCTCGATATACCATGCATCTACTTCTCCCCTGTTTCTCACCAATTTTCTTTCTTCATTCACAAAATGCTTATGCATGATGTAATCACCTTTATAGATCTCATTTTCGATCAGGCGGAATACCGTGCTGTCGATCCACTTTGTACCGCCCACGGTCTTTACACCATTTTCGTTCAGGGATCTTTTAATGGCTGCCGGGGTATACCCGTCTGCTGCCATTTCATATATCTTTCTGACCCATACCGCTTCGGATTCATCTGCGATATAGACTCCCCTTTCGTCTTTCATATATCCGAAAGACCGCTCAAGGTACTGTACCGGAATACCCGCTTCATATTTTCTCTGGTACACCATCTTTGCCCCGGCACTTCCGCTTTCGCTTTCTGCCTGTGCAAATGCCGCCAGTATCGTGAGCATCAGCTCCCCTTCCCCCGACAGCGTATTGATATTCTGAAGCTCAAAAAAAACACCTACATTCAGTTCTTTCAGCTTTCGTGTAGCTTCCAGAACGATTGCGGTGTTTCTTGCAAAACGTGATACCGATTTTGTTAATATAAGGTCTATCTTCCCTTTTTGTGCATCAGCAAGCATCTTCTGCAGACCGGGTCTTTTTTCCTTGAACCCTGATATGGCAAAGTCACTGTAAACTCCGGCATATTCATAAGACGGGTTCGCTTTTATGACTGTTTCATAATGCCTTATCTGGTTTTCCAGTGAATTTTCCTGTTCATCCGCATCCGTTGATACACGGCAGTAAGCACAGACTCTTAATTTTCTCTTCTGTTCCCTGTTTCCTTCCCTGATCTGAATCTCCAAGCTCTGCCACTCCTTTCTCTTTGGGTAGTCTATATATCACTCTGAAAGCCAATAATAGCAAGTACAATCTGCGATACCTTTCACCTTTCTTTCCTTGGCATAAACTGAAAAAAATACGGCTGACAGCCATTACTGACCATCAGCCATATCCTTATTTCAGGAGTTCATTTACCCTTTTCTGTACTGCGGAATAATCATATCCGGCAGAAGTGATCCTCTTCTTTCTGTCAGCACCATTTCCCCAGTCACCATGAATGACTTCTCTTGCAATCTCATCCACAGATTTCTTGGATGGCGAGAGCTTTTTATTCACGATGTTCTGGATGGCAGAATAATCATATCCCGCCTGAGACAGACGGTTCTGTCTTTCCGTGCCATTACCCCACTTTCCGGCAATGACCTCTGCTGCGATCTTCTCGTTTGATTTCTTTGCCGGAGCCGGAGCACTGCTGTTTCCCTTGGCATAACCATTCAGTCCTGCTGCCTTGATCTTTGCTGGGAAATCCACATAGCAGTAATCCTGATCACAGGTCTGTCCGTTGATCTTATTGCTGCGGATAAGGTTCGTCTCACCGCCAAACTGCCAGATCTGTGTTTCCGCACCTCTTGCCGGGGCTGGCTTGCTCTTTCCCCATCTGGCAACCCAGTGGGTGTAGTGGGTAAGCTCCCCATCGTTCATCTCGCTGTTAAAAAATGACTCGGATGAATAAATGCCAACCCAGTATCCGGCTGCTTCCATCTCTGAACAGAATGCCTTGATGATCTGTGTCAGTGTGTTCCTGTCGTTCTTTGTGATCATACTGCCCTCCACATCATAAAAGACCGGGTACTCGAATTTCTTTCCCTTAAGGAGTGAATAGAAATATCCAGCCTCTTTCTTTGCTTCTGCAGTACTTCTGGCATTTCCATAAAAATATGCCCCTTTCGGAAGTCCGCATTCCACGCATTTCTTATAGTTTGCCTCAAACTGGCTGTCCTTATAAAGCCCGGAATCCGCACCTCCGGCTTTGATAATGGCAAACTCCACGCCTTCCTTACTCTTAGCTCTTGCAAAGTCAAAACTGCCTTGCCATCTGCTTACGTCAATTCCAAATTTCTGACTCATAATATAATCCTCCAATTCTTTGTAATAAAAGAGGGAAGGTGCTACCCTTCCCCGTTGTCTTTGTCATCTTCTGCCCTGTCATGGAGCTGTTCCAGAACGGCTTTTATCTTTGCCGGAACAGGCAGTCCCAGATGGGATGCATTCTCCAGAAGGGATATCCCTTCATTTGAGATGTAGAAGAAAATGGCTGCCGTCCGAAGCACGCTTCCGGTGCCGATGACATGTACATCCATAATGTTTGCAATGCCGACCATAAGGAAAATCAGCACCTTACGGCAGATTCCCTTAAAACCGACTGCACTGGACAGCTTCTGGTCACTGATTGCACACATCACTCCCGTGATATAATCAATCACCACAAACGCAAGCAGTGCATAAAGCAGGCCGTCACATCCGCCAAGGAAATAGCCGAGCCATCCCCCGACTGCCGTAAATACAAACTGTACCGCATTCCAGAATTCCTTCATCGTCTTGTCCTCCTTTGATTTTTTGTATGAAAAAAGCAGCTACCCGTAATGGATAACTGCCGATTTCCGAAAATTATTTTATTGTTCCTGTAAGATATAGGTTATCTTCATTGTCTTATCTGCCGTCTTGGTAATCGGGGCATCAAGGTTATTGATGGTTGCCAGATAATTACACATCATGTACCAGCCGGACGTTGACCATGTGCCATAATCACAAAAATAAATGAGTGGTTCATTTCTTACAGGAGTCACGCTCATCGTATAACTGGAATTAAACAATGTCTGTGTCTCCGGTGGCATGATCTCATTCGTTGCCAGATCCGCAATCAGAAGCTGTTCATAACTGTATTCGTAATAAACCCGTCCGTTGATCACGAACTTTGGCACGCCATTGATGTTGGTCACATTGGTCCGCTTCAGCTTTACAACATTGGCCGGATTCGTGATCTGGATTTTATACACATCATACGGGGCATCATATCCCCTCAGCAGAAGATAGCCTTCGGTAACGAACATTCCCCAGTTTCCTTCCGTCCTGAGATATTTATCCGTAGTGTTTGTTATTTCATACTGCTTGATTTTCCAAGTGTCCACTTTTATTTCCGTTATAAGAAACTTTCCCTCTGGGGCAGTCCTGCTGTTGCTGCTCGTGCAGATATACAGACAATCATTTGACGGATCATAATTATATGACCAGTAGCCTATCTGCAGTTCCGAGGATAGCTCCGCCAGTTCGATTTCTTCGATAAGCGGTTTCGTGGTATAAATATTATCAAGAATAGACACCGTCTTTAAAAATGCACGTCTTTTTGTGATGTGGATATGGTTCTTATCTGCCACCTTGAAATAATACACACAGTCCTTTGCCCTGTCGATTAGGAATATCAGCTCTGTTTTTCCAATCGTCATACCAGAATATCTGCTGCTCGTGCTTGCCCCTGTTCTGTCAGGGTACACATACTGAAGATTGTCTTCTGCAATGGACTGCATCAGTAAATTGTCCCTGATTGGACTGGTATTTTTACTGCCGTATGATGTAAGACCACCATTTCTGTGTGTAAGACAGATGCTGGCAATCGTGCCGTTCGCCTGACTGGTTGCAAAATCATATACATATTTCACATACCTGTCTTTCAGATTTACTTCCGATTCTGTATGGTTGAATCCGCCACGGAAGGTATTCTTTGTGTTGTTCTGCATTCCATGTGAAGCACAGCCGACAAGGTTTGCATCTGCCGGGGGATAATATCCATCCGCATTCTCCGGTATCTCCCTGTCGAAGCACAGGATTCCTCCGAGCAGTTTTTCATAATACGGCACAAACTCATTTAAGAACCTGTTCGGTCTTTTGGAAAGTCCGAGCGGTTTCAGGATGTCCCTTAGTGCATTGGTGACCATATTGCTGTTCTGGTAAGTCTCCACCTCACCCGTATTTACATCAGTAAGTTCTATTCTTGTTGTTCCCTTGAGCATCGTCATCATCTCCATTTCTATAATTCATGATAAAGGATGTAAGCGTTGCATCGCCCGCAAGCCAGAAACGGAAGGTTATCGTCTTTGCTTCCAGCAGTCTGGCATACAATTCATCCAGATTCATGGTGAGAAAATCCGCCATCGGGGTTTCATCCGTAAAGGTCTCCCCGTCATAACTGTACTGTACCGTGATTTCTCCCTCATATTCTGCATTCAGTGCCTTGATTCCAATAACCGTGCCGTCCGAAAGATCCGCCATGCATTCAATATACTGCTTTGGCGGTGTTCCCGTGATCACGGCATTCAGAGGAAATGCCCTGCTGTCACTCCAGCTTAATACGGAAGGAAGTATCAGCCCTTTTATCAGATTCCACTCCGGCATCTTTGCAAATCCATATTTTTTAAACAAAAGTGCATTGACTTCTGTTTCTTCCAGTCCGACAAGCACATCCGCTGTTTCTGACAGCTCCTCATTTATGATCTGGTTCTCCACCGTATACAGTTTTCCGTCCCCGTCTTTTATGAGGAGTTTAAACGGGACCAACAGGTCAATCGGTGTGTATTTCACTTCAAAGGTCTTACTGTCCTCATAATACTGGAAAGTAATATCCGGGGAAGCTGCATCGGGCTTTGTGAAAGTATAGTTCTTGTCTGCACTAAACCCAAAACCGCCATCATAGCACTGGACAGGAACAGAAATCATATGAAGGGAAATATCCCCCGTGTCCCAGAACAGGAGGTCATACTTTAGCTGGTAGTCCGCCCCGGATGCATTGTAATGCGACCATCCTTCCCACCGTATTTTCAGGAAACGGTAATAACTGTATAAAGTCCCTTCTTCCCTGTAAAGCGATCTCATTCTGGTATCACGGTTATCCACTTTAAGGTGCGTGGCATCACTGCCGATTCCCCAGTAAGAATCACCATGTGCATAAATATACGGCACGGCTTTTCCGAGGAACGTGAAAAAATCCGCACCGCTCACGGTAAGCGTACCGCCATCATAGTTGTTGCTGTCCTGTAACAGACAGGTCATGTTGGTGATACCGGCCGAAAAAATATCATTTATATTGTCATAGTTCATAGTGTAAATTCCACTCCTTTCACTCCGTCAAAGCCGGATATATCAACCGTTGTCCTTTCCAGAAAACCTTCGTCCACTTCATCCGTCACGGCTTCCTGTGTCTGTTCAGTTACTGCTTTCAGTTCAAAGAACCCGTTTTCAACGGTAATGGTATCTGGAAATTTAACGGAAGTCTCTGCCGTAGTGATTACAAACTGCGGACGGACTGCTGCGGTATAACCATTGACTTCCACCCCGTCCACCCTTGTGAAGTATGAAATATCGATCACGAGGTCTTCTGCATATCCGTGATCGAGGGATTCCGGTCCTGACTTCTGTACATACCGTTTCCGCAGCATGAACCGTTCTTCCGTATTGACCGTGATATATCCGTTATAATTCGGATTTCCCCGCACGCTTGTAAGTACAAAGGTTCGGAGGATCTCCGTGATCCATGCACGATCCGTAAATGCATCCGCTTCATAGTTCTGGTCAGCAATCGGAATATTTCCGATTGTCTGTGTCAGTCCCTGTGTCTTTTTGGACGGGAATGTTACGGATGCCGTATCCTTAAACACATCAGCCACAAACGGTACATCCGTAATGCTGATATTTCCAATATTCTCATTGATATTGATGCGTCCATTCCAGTCTCCCAGTCCTGCTGCGAGTCCCTGACCACTGATGGTTGCCCTGATCTGTGCCTCACCGATCTTTGCGCTCCCTGATGATATCTTTAGATACATGGAAAATGTATTTGAACTGTTCTCTATGACCTTTGATATCGGAAAAAACAATGTCATAATATGCTTTCCATACAGACAGGTCTTTGTCGGCATAAAGGTATCAATGGTTTCATTATTTATTTTGTATATGATGGAAAGCTCCGGAAGTTCCGGCTCCGGGTTTTCTTCTTCCGTTTCTCCATCTGCAGTGGCATCCTCCGGCTTTATTACTTCGAGAAGCATCTCGCACTGGAATGCTGCCGTTGTGTCCTCCGTTGCAGTAAAATCAATATCCATAACATTCGTCAGTGGCTGTCCTATTTCAAACGGGGCAACATTTACAAAGTTATAAATAATGGTCCTTCCGCTTTCCACGGAATTGATAAGACCCGTAATGTTCTTATCGTTCTTGCTCTTGGCAGATGCAAGTCTCGGATTTTTACCCACGCATTTCAGTGTCATCTTTCCGTAGATCTTACACTCGATGCTTGTAATGCAGCTTATTTTTGTTTCGTCTGCATGACCGCCTGAGAACTTAAGGATATCACCGACTTCCATTGCCGGATTTCCTATGGTGTTACTGTCAAACGGGACATAATTTATCTTCTGCAGTGCCGTCAGGATTTCCCGCAGGATTTTCTCCCTTACGGATTTCAGTCCGAACTGAAGAAGCGGATTGATACCGAGGTTCATTGTAAGGGCATCATCCTTTTCCATTGCAATATACTCTGCCGTCTGGCTGATCTGGTTCGTGGATGACACGGCAGTATATCTTGTAACAAAATCCGAATAACTGCTGTCAAACCTTTCCTTCTGCTCCACATTCCATACGGACTCATTTCCATATCTTTTGAGAACCAGTTTTCCATACCGGTCTATCTGGCAGAAACAGCCTACCACCTGTGCCACATAAAAGATCAGATCACGGAATGTTTCCATGTCATTATCAGAATAAACACCGAGGGTGGTTTTTCCATTTGGGAGGGCGTTGATCTCCGCAACCGTCTGTGCCAATTCAACCTTACATGCATCACACGCAGCCTTTAGAAACTGATATGGCGTTCCGCTTGAAGAATCCAGCTTCAGCGTTTTTTCAAACCGGAGCATATGATCATAGCCTTTCAGTTCCAATGTCCGTACCTTCCTGTTTGCTTCGGAGATCTCATAAATTCCCATCGGTATGGTCTCTTTTGTCCCATCCAGAAGTGTCAGGCGGTAATAAAGCCTTACCTCTGCATCCTCAAGGGTATAACGGTCGATTTCCGAAAACAGGCTGATTCCCATTTCAGCAGCATAAACCGTTCCGAGTTCTATCTCCGTATTACTGCAGCACTGCCACTTTATGTAGCCGGAACCTTTCACGATATCCTTAGCCGTAAACGGATATTCCTTTCCGGCTTTTGTCGTGATGGTCCCGTACCATTCATATTTTCTTGTATTCTGCCTTACGGCATTCTTGAATTTTTCTGATACCTCAAACACCGTATCCGCCTCCTACATTTCTTTCAGGGAAAAAGATACCGTCCACAGACCTTTGTATGATGTATCCTTTTCCAGCTTTGCCTTAAATCCAGTAATATACATTTCTGCTTCTTTTAAGTCCAAGGTTTCCGTATCGAAATATTCCACTGCGATCTTCGGCAGTTTGGAATATACCGTCAGAAGTTTTACCCACTTCGGTGATACTGAAAAAGAGACGGAAATGTCTGCCACTCCCGTCCTTACCACATCCCTCTGTGTTGTTCCGGCTTCCGTTTCCCCGCCGGAATCTGCCTCTACATCGGAAAGTCCCACGTCATAAGAATCCGGCTTTGGAAGGGAACGGCCGTTAAAAACAAGATACTGTATATATGCCATGCTATCTTCCTCCGCTTCTTAAATTTGCCCTCTGCTGTGCCGATACAATAACCTCATCGAGCATCGTACCGCCCAGATATACAGGAATGACAATGTCACCGCTGTCTCCCTTAACATCCCGGATTGCAGAAGTAATTGCAGAAAGCATTCCTGAAATGCTTTCCGTCTGCTGTGCCGTAGGGTTTCCTGTCATGTTTTCCACCCCGCTGACCTTTGGATTGATGACCATGTCGGAAGAAACCCCGCTGACTGCTTTCTGGATCATTCCACGGCTCTTTTCGATTCCCTTGGCAAGTCCGCCCATAAAGTCAGGCATCCATGATTCATAATCAGTAAGAGGGCCTTCATCCGGCACGGAGAAGTGAAGGAATGACTTGATCTTGTCAGCCACACTCTTTACTGCATCCCCGACTGCACCGATGCAGCTCCTGATGCCGTTTACGATTCCCATGATGAGATCCTTACCCCATGTAAATGCCTGTGAAGCCAGACCCGTGATGTGGCTCTTTACATTGGAAAATCCTGATTTTACGGCATTTAAGACATTTCCCATTGCCCCCTTCACTGCATTTACGATTCCATTAAATACGGATGTGACTGCACCCTTGATTGCACCAAGAACCGTGGAGATGGTGGACTTGATGGTGTTCCAGATAGTGGAAATGGTGCTCTTTATCGTATTCATTATCGTGGTAATGGAATTTTTGACTGCAGTGAAATCTCCCGTGATCAGTCCCTTGATTCCGCTTACCACTGCACTGATGATCGTCTTTATTGCATTCCATACCGTGGAAAAGATGGTCTTTATCGCATTCAGAACTGTGGTAATGACCGTTTTTATCGTATTCCACACGGTCGTGATAACCGTCTGGATAATGGTAAGCACCGTCTGGATAATGGTCTTATAGATATTGAAATACGTTGTGACCAGAGTTTTTATCACATTGAAAACTGTAGTAAACACGCCCTTGATTGCATTCCAGATCGTAGTAATGACGGTCTTTATTACATTGAATACCGTTTCAATGATGGTTTTATACAGATTGAAATAAGTAGTTACCAGCGTTTTTATCACTTCAAACACGGTCGAGAATATCATCTTGATTGCTTCCCATACCTGTGAAAAGAACGCTTTTATGGCATTCCATACCGTGATGGCTACCTGTTTTACATTCTCCCAAAGGTCTATCCAGAACTGACGGAATCCATCGCAGTTATTCCACAAATAAATAAAAGCAGCCACAAGAGCTGCTATTGCTGCAATGATAAGAACGATTGGATTTGCAAGCATTGTAGTATTAAGTGCTGCAAATGCTCCTTTTACCGTATTGATGACTCCGGCAATCTTCGGAACGATTGTCATGATCGTGCCGACTGCGGATATTACCTTGCCGATCACGATAAGAACGGGGCCGAGTGCTGCTGCCAGAAGTGCAATCGTAACGACCGTCTTTTTTGTTCCCTCGCTCAGTCCATTCAGCCAGTCAACAAACTTCTGTACCCATCCGACTATCTGTTTAATGGCCGGCATCAGGAGTTCTCCAAATGAAATAGCCAGGCCTTCCAGTGCTGACTTTAAGATGGTGATCTGTCCCTGTAAGTTATCAAGCTGTGTATCTGCCATCTGCTGTGCAGCACCACCGCTGTCCGTGATGGACTTCTGTAAACTGTCCCATGTTTCTCCCGTATTTGCAAGCAGGGCATTTACGGAAGAAAGGTCTGTCTTATTGAAAATGGTGCTGATGATATTTGACTTCTCAGCAGATGTCATTCCATCCATGCTCTTATTGAGGTCACCAAGAATATCATTCATTGACCGCATGTTTCCTTCAGAATCATATACGGAAAGTCCGAGGGCTTCCATCTGGGCTGCTGCCTTATCCGTAGGATTCTGTAAGGACAGGATAATATTACGGAGGTGTGTACCGCCTTCTGCACCCTTGATACCATTATTTGCAAGAATACCAAGTGCGGTATTCAGTTCTGCCGTACCGCCCTTGATGGATTTTGCAGTCGCACCAATGGTAAGGATTCCTTCGCCAAGCTGTGCAACCGATGTGTTCGTGGTAGATGCCGTCTTTGCCATCTGGTCTACCATTGTTTCTGCTTCATCCACACCCATTCCAAGGGCAGACATCGCATCCGTTACCATGTCCGAAGCATCAGCAAGGGCAATATCTCCGGCTGCTGCCAAGTTAAGAACGGTCGGCAGTGTATCACACATCTGCTGTGTATCGTATCCGGCAAGGGCGAGGTAATTCAATGCTTCCGCACACTCAGATGCGGAAAAGGCCGTCTCTGCACCCATCTTCTTTGCCAGCTTTGAAAGGGTATCCATCGTATTTACCGACTGCCCGTTGACCTTGGACATAGAATCTTTGGTGATTCCCATTGTTGCCTGTACCTGTGACATGGAAGATTCAAAGTTGGCTGCGGTCGTTACGGATGCCGTACCCAGTGCAGTCACTCCGGCTGTTACCGGGAGAAGCTTTTGCCCGGCAGAGGAAATGTTGTCCCCAACCGTCTTTAACTTCTCGCCCGTTGTTGCAATTTTCTGTACTGCCGTTGCCGACTGGTTGGCCTGTGTTTCCAGATTCTTTAAGTCCTGTTCCGTTTCCACGATTTCCCTTTGAAGGGCATCATACTGTTCCTGTGAGATCTCGCCATTGGCAAGTGCAGTATTCGCCTGTTCTGCTGCCGTCTTCAGGGTTGCCAGTTTCTCTTTTGTCTCACCGACCGCTTCCGCAAGCAGCTTATGCTTCTGTGCCAGAAGCTCCGTATTTCCCGAATCCAGTTTCAGAAGTTTATTTACATCCTTAAGCTGTGACTGGGTAGACTTAATCTGTCCGTTCACGCCTTTAAGTGCATTCTGCAGTTTGGTTGTATCACCACCAATTTCTACCGTGATACCCTGAATACGGCTTGCCATTCCTCTCACCTCCTCCTAAAAATGGGTACAAAAAAAGGAGCATTTCTGCTCCGTAATAAAATAAAAACCCCCGCCATTTCTGACGGATGTCCTATGTAATATTATAAAATTGTCAGTGTTGCAAACTTGAAGCTGTCTAATTCAATTCAAACATCGCCTTTTCATAATCTTTTACATAATAACTGATATTTTTGCGCCCCCGCTGAATAATTGTATGCCCTTCTGCTTCTAATTTTTCTTTCTGTGCTTCTATACCACCAGGATATTTTGTGTTTAACTCTCCATTTGTTTTCAGCGTTCTCCAATAAGGCGTTTCATCCTCAGAGCGCTGATAGCTTGCCCAAGCTACAATGGATACAAAAATTCCCGCCGTAATAGGCTCTGTAAAATCTGCGCCGTTTTGTTCTGCGAAGTAATCACGAATTTTCCCAACAGTAATTACTTTTCCATAGGGAACACACTTCATAATTCTGTCATAGTCGATTGGCGGTGCAAAGTACATTCTGTCCCCACCATATTTTTCTATGCTCTTTTCATCCGTAATCGGCTGAAACTTAGGCATGTCCTTACTGTCATGCAACATAGCGTTGAAATCTTTTTTATTTTCATTTGCCATAATAGCCACCTCCTGCTTTAAGCATAGCCTGTTTTTATAAGCCATGCAATGAGGCTGTTTGAATTTTTTTGCTTTCACAAATAACGATTTGTAGCTGAGAATATCCCAGCCTTTTTCTGTAGATAAGTATAACAGAAAAAGACTGTTCTCTCAATCAGAATCGGTCGAAGTCTTCCTGTGTGGCAAGCTCAGCATACTTATAATCATCGTTCCGGCTCTCGCTGTACATATCATTGATAAGGCCTATCGACAGCATATCAAGATCTGCCATCGATAAACCTAACTGCACGCATCGCAACAGAAACAGTGGGGTTGTCATTTCACGCTCTGTCGGACGAAGTTTTTTTTAGCTTCCACATCCGTTTTTACATTCAGTCCCCACAGTTCAATAAGCTGCGGAAGGACCTGATAAATTGAAAATGTATTGAAATTATCGAGCCACTCTTCCGGTGTGTCCGGAATGCTTGGATCCGCATGCTTGGCCATAATAAATGCTATATTTTCGAACATCTCAAGAGAAAACATATCAAGGTTTGATGATTCCTCTTTTCCATCTCCAATACTCTTTTCAAGCACTGCCAGATCCTTATAAATATCCCTCTGGAACTTTAATCTGTAGATTCTTGGAATGGCTGCACTTGCCTTGAATGCAACCATCTGTCCGTCAATTTCTATATCCTTTCTGATACCCATGTCTTAGTCCTCCCTATGATACACTCTTGGTTGATTTTGCTGACTGCTGCTCCAGTGCCGGAGTTGCAGCCGGAAGATACACACTCTTATACCAGTTGTTATAAACTGTATCTGTCGTGGAATCTCCTGTCTTTGCCTTGACATATCCGTCTGCCATTGGTCTTGCCTTTACTGTCAGTGTTTCTGTCTGCACTTCCTTATCTTCTTCATTAGTCTTTGACTCAATGGTCGGACGGGATGCGGAACAGTTATAAAGTACATGACGGATCTTACGGATATCACCATCAAATTCAAAAAGAAGTGCAAAGCTTCCTGTTTCGGAATTTGCATTCTCCACAAGCACCTTATTGGCATCCTGTTCCTCTTTTAAGATATCCGTTCTGAACGATTCCGGGATCATGGCAAGTTCAAGGTCACCATCATATCCCTGATTGTTGTTGATTACATAATACTCAATACCATCTGCATAAAATGATTCCGGCTCTCCTGTCGGATCCATGCTGATGGATACTGCACCGGGCATTGGTACAGGTGTTCCAAAACTGACCGTGCCTTCCTCTGCAACCGTAATCGGTGCGTAATGCACATTGCAGATATTAAATTTGACTTTGTTCTTTTTATTAGCCATCTTCTATACCTCCATCTGATAAAGCACCTCATACAGATTTTCAGTTTCTATCCATACTTCGCTTTTTTCATAAAAAATACCGTGCAGATCAAGCACGGCTTCTACTGTAAATTCCAGTTCCGGATTTTTCAAATCCGTATAAATTTCTATATTCAGACGGCTGGATTTATAATATACCCTACCGTCTGCCGGGAAATTGCTGCTTCCCGGATAAAGAAATACTGCAAAAGGCGGTTCCGGGGATTCGCCTTCCACAAAATGGTCATAAGCAAACGGAAGATTCATTTCTTCCATCATTACCACAACTTCTTCATGTGTCATGAACGCAGCCCCCTTTCAATCTTCAGCAGAAGCTCCCTGTTTCCTTTTGCCTCTGCCGGGGCAATATGCTCCCTTCCGGCTACCCTGCCGCCGCCCCGCTTTGCATGACCATGCTCCAACAGGTGGGCGATCTGGTATCTGTCCTTGGAATGGACAGTCATCGTGAGGGAATTACTGCTTTCCGCTGTCTTTTTCACGGTCCAGCTCTTTTTGTACCGGCCGGTACGCTTTGGGGCATTTGCCTGAATGTCTTTCTTTACCGTCTTGGATACATCTTTTACCGCATCCTTGACCGTATCCGTTGCAAGGTCTGCATACTCTTTGAGTCCGTCCATGATTGCATCCGCAAGACCGTCAACGGTCGTTCTTCTCTCTGCCATTCCATCACCTCTTTATCAGGGCAGCCCTTATCCTTACTGATTTATTTTTGTACTGCACGTTATCAACGAATGTAATATTATAAAGTCTTCCACGGAAAACTATGCGGTAATGCTCCGTATCAAGTCCTGACACCTCACTGCAGTACCGGATAATAAAATCCAGTTCTGTTTCTGCATTGACCTGTTTTGCTTCCCAGTATTCCTTACCGGACAGATTGTTTGCATAGGAAAAACACTTATAATGATCTTCCCACACAAGCATGTGGTTTCCCGTCTTATCTGTTTTGGTACTGCTTTTCTGTATCGTGATTCTCTCACGCATGAGTTCAATCATCAGAATCTCTCCTTCCTGATCCCAAAGAGCAGATATTTCAGTGTTTCCGTCATTGTCTTATGATCGGCTTCTTCCCTGTGCTCATACAGATAAGCAATGGCATACAGTTCCGCAGTACGGATAAGTGCCTCATGCCGTTTTAGTCCTGCCCGTGTACGTCTTGTCACATTTAAGATCAGGCTGTCGGATGTCTCCATCAGACGGAGGATGAGATCATCCTCGTCTGACGAATCGACCCTGAGATAACCTTTGGCTTCCTCAAGCGTTACGAACATCCGTCCACCTACTTTCCGGCAGCCTTGATATCAAGTGTCTTAACTGCCTCGGAAAGGATCAGCTTGCCGTCCACACGCTCGGAAGCAAGGAATCCGACCTGACCCGTTGTAGCATAAAGCTCATTCAGTCTCTTGAAACTTCTGCCCTGACGATCAGCAATCCAGTAATAACTGTAATCACCAAATGCCATGACACGGCTTCCTGCTGCAAGCTCCGGCACATAAATGGATGTGCGGTACGGACGGTTGAGGATCCTGTCCGGCTCTCCTTCCCTTACGGACGGCTGCCAGATATAATTTCCGTTTCCATCCTTCAGCTTTCTGATTGCCTTTACGGTCGAATCATTAAGAAGCCACACTGCCTTGTTACGGTATGGAGCACGCAGGGAGTAATAAAGATCCATGACATCATCAAATGTAATGGAAGTATTATTGGCAGTAACCCCTGTCTCTGCACCGCCTGTGGCATTGAAGATTCCGGTAGGTTTTCCCTTGCCGTCACCGATAAAGAATGCTTCCTCTTCCTTTGTACCGATTCTTCTTCCGAACTCCCTTGAAATATACTGCTCAATATTGAACACACTGTCATTTAAGAGTTCATCGGACACCTTGATCATGGTTGCCAGCTTATAAGCACTGATGGATGTCTGACCGAAGCTGTCATCAGATTCAGGGAACTGTCCGCCCTCATCGATCCATGCTGCCTCGCCCTTTGATGTGACGATAGGGATCTTGCGGTCACCGCTTGAAGTCTTGATGACGGTTGCAAGGTTACGGAAAAATACTTCCTCTTCCAGTGCTTCCACGAGTTTCTTCTCATACTCATCCGGTACGAGATATCCGCCCTCGGAATCCGTACCAATGGAAAGGGCATTCTGTACTTCGTATGACATCTTGTTTCTCATACTGTTCCAGAATGCCTTTTTATACTCATCCGTTGCCCTTCCTGTCTTTGTATCACCGTCAGTCTTTGAATTCGGCTGATTGGTGATCGGTGTGCTTGTTGCCTTTGCAAGCTCTGCATCGATGGCAGCCTGTCTTTCCAGTCTCTCGATCTCTTTTCCGAGATTTACGACATCTGCTTCCATCTTGTCATAAGTGGCTGCATCCTCTGCGGATACAAATCCTTCCTGCGTTCTCTTGGCATCAAGGAATGCCTTTGCAGCATCCCAGGCCTTTGCTCTCTTTTCTCTTAACTCTAAAATCTTACTCATCTTGAAATCCTCCTTAATGTGTTAAAAGACTCAGTCTTTTTTCCAACTGGTTAACTGGTATCATGGCATCCGTATGGGATACCTTGGAAAGGAACGATTCATTCATCGCCTTTGTGGAAAACATCATGGAATCCTGCTGGAACGGGAGCTTCTTTTTCTTCTCCTTTTCCCCGTCATCCTTTTTCTCCTCTTCCTCTCCTTCACTGCCTTCGTCCGGCTTTTTCTCCGGCTCTTCCGGCTCTTTCTTTTTCTCATCCTCATCGGAATCAAAAAGGATCTTATCTGCAAATCCAAGCTCCACGGCTTTCTTGGCATTAAACCAAGTCTCGTCATCCATCATGTGCGAGAGCCTTGCACGGGTAAGCCCGGTCTTGGACTCATAAGCATTTAAGATGGACTCCTTGACTTCATTCAGCATTACGATTGCCTTCTGCATATCCTTTGCCTCACCCATTGCCATAGTCGCAGGATTGTGGATCATCATCATTGCCACAGGAGATACACATACTGTATTTCCCGCCATCGCAATAACGGATGCTGCCGAAGCTGCAATGCCGTCGATCTTGACGGTCACGCTTCCCTTGTAGTCACGGATCATGTTGTAGATCTGTGCTGCTGCGAACACATCACCGCCCGGAGAATTGATCCATACCGTGATATTTCCGCTTCCGGCATTCAGCTCATCCTTGAAAAGCTGCGGGGTAACTTCATCCCCGTACCATGTTTCATCCGAGATCATGCCATTTAAAAAGAGCGTCCTTTCCATATCAGGCACGCTCTCATCTTCATTCTTTATCCAGTTCCAAAACTTCCGCTTCATCGTTTACCTCTCTTTCCGCTGTTTTCCTGGGCCGGAGCGTTCTGCTGCCCCGTATCCGTCTTTGCAAAGACTCCAGCATCCGCAAGTTTGGTCATTGCACCGTTCACAAGATACAGGTTGCCTCCTTCCTCATCAGGGATAGGGTTCATGTTCTCCATTTCACGGATGTCATTGGCAGAAAACCAGCCGTTCTGTCTTCCGACTGCATAGCCGTTCATCCTCGACTGATAATCCCCACGGAGAAGTCCGTCCACATTCAGCTTAATGAAATACTTTCCCTTTTCTCCCGGCAGAAGGAGCGATTTCTGGAGCGACTGCTCCCACCGGATCACCCAAGGGTCCAGTGTGTATTTCACAAACTCCAAGGACTGCTGCTCTATATTCGAAAAGCTCGACTTATCAAGGTCACCGACCATGTGTGGCGGTATCCTGTAAAGTCTTGCTATTTCATTTATCTGGAATTTCCTTGTCTCAAGGAACTGTGCTTCTTCCGGCGGTATTCCTATCTGCTGGTACTTCATGCCTTCCTCAAGCACTGCGATCTTGTGTGCGTTATTCACACCACGATATACGGAGTTCCAAGATTCCCTGACCTTGGACGGATCCTTCAGCACTCCCGGATGTTCCAGAACACCGCCCGGATTCGCACCGTTTGCAAAGAAACTCGCACCGTATTCCTCACAGGCAAGCGTCATGCCGACAGCATTCTTTGCCATCGCAATCGGTGAATAACCGATCAGTCCGTCAAATCCAAGTCCCGGAATGTGAAGTACATCCTCGGCTTTCAGCTTGATGTTGCCGTATTCCTTGAACATGGGATTTTCATCACTGTTTCTGGAATACACATAATAGATATTTCCCCTGTCATCCCTCTGCACTTCCATCTTGTCAGGGAGAAGCGGATACAGACCAAGCACCCTTCCGGCACCATCCCTTATGATCTGTGCATTGGCATTTCCCCATATTAAAAGATGACTCATCAGAGTTTCCCTGAACACAAATGAAGTCATCTCCGGGTTTGGCTCATCATGGAGCAGATAATATAAAGGGTGGTCATGCACCAGCTTCTTGCCTCCGTCATCCTGATACTCATATACATGAAGCGGTAAGGATGCAATTGCTTCCGCAAGAATCCTGACACAGGCATATACTGCCGTTGTCTGCATTGCAGTTCTTTCATTTACGGGCTTTCCGCTTGTTGTCCGTCCGAACAGGAACGAATATCCGGCATCAGCCGCCTTATCCACAGGCTTATCCCTCGCCTGTCCGAAACCAAATAAACTTTTTATTCCCATTGCTTCAACCTCCGATTTCTGATATGATTTTTATGACACACGGAGTGATTCAGAATAATTTATTATTGCTGTTTCCTTGCTACACCTCCGTGTGTCTTTTTATTCTTAAAAGACCAGAATGCCGCGGTCATCATACACACTTCCGTCACTGCCCTCATTTCTGATTGCACGGTCAAGTGCCATGACGGTTGCAACGGCCCCGTCAATCTTCTCCGTGGATTTTTCCTTATCCATTTTGATATTCCCTGCCGGATCCTGACGGACAAATACATTATCCATCATCCACCGCAGCACCTTATGTCCGCCATGTGCTATCCTCTCTTCCAGTGTCAGCTTCATCAGCTCCTTGGTCGGAGGACTCATATCCTTATACCCCTGTCCGAACGGAACAACGGTAAATCCCATGCCCTCAAGGTTCTGTACCATCTGCACGGCTCCCCACCTGTCAAATGCGATCTCTTTGATATGGAATTTTGTTCCAAGCTCATCAATGAACTGCTCGATAAATCCATAATGGATGACATTGCCCTCTGTGGTCTGAAGACATCCTTCGGCTGCCCATACATCATACGGGACATGATCCCTTCTGACACGCAGCCTCATGTTATCTTCCGGTATCCAGAAATACGGAAGTATCATATATTTTTCCGTATCATTTCTTGGCGGGAACACCAGCACGAATGCCGTGATATCTGTAGAACTTGAAAGGTCAAGTCCGCCATAGCATTCCCGTCCGAGAAGTTCTTCCTCATTTACGGCAAATGCACAGGCATCCCATTTATCCATCTGCATCCATCGTGTGCTCTGCTTTACCCACTGGTTAAGACGGAGCTGACGGAATACATTCTCCTCTGCTGCATTTTCCTTTGCACTGATATAAGCATTCTGTACTTTTTCAATGTCTATCGTATAGCCGAGCGAAGGATTCGCTTTATACCACACATCCTCGCTTGACCAGTCATCATCATCGGAAGCACCATATATCACGGGATAAAATGTCGGGTCAATCTTTCTCCCCTCAATGATATCCAGAGCCTTCTGATGCTGTTCAAAACACACCGAATTTCTGTCTGTTCCGGCTGTCGTGATCAGGAAGAACAACGGCTGTGTTCTCGCATCACCGGAACCCTTGGTCATAACATCAAACAGCTCACGGTTCGGCTGTGCATGCAGCTCATCAAAGATTACCGCATGGACATTCAGACCATGCTTGGTATATGCCTCTGCCGACAACACCTGATAGAAACTGTTGGTCGGTTTATACACAAGTCTCTTTACGGACATGACAGGCTTTATCCTCTTTTTCAGTGCCGGACACTGATCCACCATGTCCACCGCAACATCAAATACGATGGAAGCCTGCTGTCTGTCGGAAGCACATCCATATACCTCTGCTCCCCACTCACCGTCACCGCATGTCATATACAGTGCGATGGCTGCTGCCAGTTCGGACTTTCCGTTTTTCTTTGGTATCTCACAATAACAGGTGTTGTACTGCCTGTATCCGTTTTCTTTTACTGTTCCATAGATCGTGCGGATGATCTCATCCTGCCAAGGCAGAAGTTCAAAAGGAACTCCCCTCCACCGTCCTTTGGTGTGTTTCAGGCAGTTGATAAAATTCACCGCATGATCTGCTTTTGCTTTATCAAACATTACTTTGCACCGCCTTTCACAAGCAGAAGCTCCATTTCATCGTTCTGCTTGTCTTCCCCGTTATCCGTTGAAATACGGCTTCTTGCAGACGGTGTAAGGCCGAACTGCTCACAGAACTTATTCATGATCTTCAGATAGGTCTGGGCTATGGATACCTGTGGTACCTGCTGCCAGTAACCGCTCGGAGTCTTCACGATTGCACCGTGCTGTGTGATGAATTCCTCTGCTTCTTTCCATCTTGCATATGCCTGACAGTATCCTGCGAATGCTGCCATGTCTATTTCAGTCAGGATGCCGAGATGCTCCAGTTGTTTCGCCATCCTTTTCCATTCTTTCTTTGCCTCATCCTCAAGCCATGCCGGACAGCGCGGGGCCTTTTTTTCAGGCTTTGGTTCGCCCGTGTTAAGGCTTCTCTTGCCCGGATTTCCCTCAAGCACCTTTACTGCCGTAGGCTTTGGTTTTCTTCCTCTCTGTGCCACTGTCCTCACCTCCTCGTAAAAATGGGCATAATAAAAGACCTCCGGAGAGGTCCTTTGCTTTGTTATCCGTGTGTTTTTAAAGTGTCATTCTGATTGCCGGGATCCTTGCTTTTTCCCCGGTCATAAAATCTGTGTATCCTGCATTCACCTCGGTAAGTCCCGCCATCTTTATTCCTTCTTTTTCAAAAGCTGCAAGTGTTTCGATAAGTCCTGAAAAGGTGCTGCTTATCGTAAATTCCTTGATTCCGTTTTCCCTTAAGGTCTCTGTGATCTCTGCAATGTCGTGATCCCAGATGGTATCCGCAAAATCGAGGTCTTCGTTTCCTGTGTATTCAAGGTTTCTGTATGCTGCAAACACCGTTGCATTGATTTCGTAATCCTTAAGGCTTCCTCCCTCTTTGATGGCTCTTTCAAAAATTTCAATCTTCTTCATGGTTTTGTTCCTCCGTTTTCTTTGTTTTCCCTTTCGGTAGGTACATATTCGCTCTAAACACTGATTATATCCAGTGATTTCATCACCATAATGTACACAAAGATAACGGCAGTACATTGTGACAATGTACATGATAAAAGGCAGGGGGATTATGCCCTGCCCTTCCTGTTATTTTACCTTGGTGAGTGCCCATGCCATCGCATGTCCGGCATCCTCAAATCCTTCTTTTCTTTCGATCCTTGAAATTCTGCACTCGCATCTTCCAAGTCCGGTTTCTTCCGGGGTCTCGACCAGCTCGTAAATCTCTGCAACGCTTCCCTTAAAGCAGTGGTCCCATACCGCAACCGTGTAATCCCCGTAATCAAGGACTGCTGAATTCATGCATCCGTAAAGTTCCATTCCTAAATTCTCTGCTGTTGTGATTTTTGTTTCCATCATATGTTCCTCCGTTTTCTTTTTTCCCTTTCGGTAGGTACATATTCGCTCTGAATGCAGATATTATCCAGTCATATCTGCCCCGTAATGTACACAAAGATCCGCCGGAGGAATTGTACATATTACCGCTGTGACCTGTGGATGGTTTCAAGGATCTGGTCCTGTTCCGTTGCCCCGACACCGATGCTCTCAAGAGCCTCACGTGTGCCACAGTCGGGGCAGATAAGCGTTGTTCCGTCAGTCCTTGATAAGGCGGGCGGTGCTGCGTATCTTTCTCCGCACCGTGGGCATATCCGTATCCGCAGTATTTCACTCTTCATGTCCTGCCACCTCCACCGCTTTTATCTGTGCTTCGGAAAGGTAGTGCTCATCAAATCCGAAACTGACATACCCCTGAAGGCATATGCTTACATAGGAAAGGGAAGGTACTCCTATCTTCCGTTCTTCATGCATGATATACACAAAGCACTTCCTTCTCCGTATCTTTCCCGTGCGTATTCCTTTGATATCCAGTTCCATTTCCTTTTTGTAATAAAATGCCGGGAATCCTTCGTAGCGGTCAAGTGCCGCCTCATCCGATTCCGTGATCTCCCATGCCGCAACGGGAACCTCTCCGCCCTTCTTGGGTTCTATCGTAAGATAGGCACCCGTAAGGCTTCCCTTGAAAAGCAGTTCATAATTTTTAATGACTGCAGTTCCGATCACCCTCGCATGCGGGCATCTCATCCGCATCTGTCTGATGTTTAGGTTGCTGCCGTAAGCAATGTAATATCTTTTCTGCATAATGTTTCCATCCTTTCCGAAGGGAACACCCTTCTACCACCT